CGGACTGTAATGGCTAAATACTTACATTTTGAAACAAAGGCGGGGGCCGCAAACCGTAGCAAAGAACTGTGGGGCGGTGATGAAGACGCTGTTACCCAGCATCTCTATGGTTTCGTAGAAAGCAGAAAGACAACAGGAGGCAGTTTTCTAATCGTTCCAGATGACGGTGGAGAGCTGAATAGCGACGAAAAAAGTAATTTGCAAGACCACGCATCCTATCTTGAGTGGGTTGAACAATTCCTTGCCCCCGAATAGTGAACCATGCCCATCCAACGCAACCAGCCTTCGCCAGAACGTCAGAGTGTCCTCTCGTTTGTATCACCAAGCGTTGCGGACTTGCTGTTCTTTGAGACGGTCGATGCGAAGACGGTTGGGGCAGGAACTGGTGTATCTATATCCTCGGCTACTTGGGCCGCAACTAATCTAGTTACAGGCAATACTCCTGACGATTCTGTCGAAGGCGGGGTCCATTCTAATGGTTATACGGTAACTGTTAATACTTCTACGAACCATCAGTTTTTAACTGACGACGTAGTCACCATTGAGGGGCTTGGGTCTAAAGAAGATGACTCCGGTTATTTCCGACCCAGCGGGACTCACAAGATAACAAAGGTTGATGCGAACACGTTCACGTTTTTTGTGCGCGAGCAACCTGACGCCTCTTCTCCATTAGACGTAAGTAATAACGCACGGGTTTACATTGCCCACCCGAGCTACGGAACAGTCCACCCTGACACAGAAAACTTTCCTAGACATAAGCTGTGCTACGTTAAGCAAGCTGACGGCGAAGGATTGTATTACCAATACTACTACGCCGCAGACCGACTCCACCAAGACGACTACAATTTTGAATACAGCCAAGCCGATTTAGGGGGTAACAAATATAATTCCGTCATCCGCACGTATGTTATTTTGCGGTCTGACTTTACCGAAGCGGACGCCAAGTATGACGCGGGAGACAGGATGCCCGACATCCCCAACTCAAAGTTTCCAGACGACACCTACATCCTGATGACGCGCAAGCAAAAGCGCATCGGAGATCGAGAGCTGGATGGGTTGTTCGTAGTTGAACAGCGGGTCTATTTTCACCGCGCTGATATTATTACCCATACGATGGACTCCGCCACTGGCGGGGTTCTGGCCAGAGTAGAAAAGGTTGTGTATCGTGGTGAGCAATTTAATCCACCTAACGCCACAGCAGCTCTTATTGAAACAATCGCTGAACAAGACGACGATGATAAATGGGGTCTTGATGATGACGGACGGAGTTGGGCCTGCGAACAAGTGTCTTATGATTGGTGGAAAATAACTATCCAAGACGTTATTCCCCAAGGGCTAGGTTCTTTGTATGGGGGTAAGTTGATTAGACAGTATGACACTTGGCAAAACTTCACATGGCCCTCTGTTGTGGATGGTTTAGTATTTACTAGTGCTGATAGGAAAGACGGAGCCAGCCAGACCACGGTGACTGTCCGAATGAAAGAGGGTAAACAAGGCGGTAATTGGCCAACCAAGATGACAGTCAAACAGGTGTGGTCAAAATCAGTATTTTCGTCGGGTAGCTTACCCACCCCGACTGTGTTCAAAACAACAAGTGCCCGATACGCCGGAATTCAATTCAAGGTTTCGGTTACGAATGTTTTGACTCCTGCGATTACTTTGACTGATTTTATTGGGACAAAACACCCAACATACAAGCTGGGGGAATACGCTTTTCCTAAACCTTGGTGCCAAGCGTCTGACCCTACAGATTGGCCTGAATCCGAGTTTGAAGCGGCGGTAACCCAAAAACCTTTCCGTGGGGGTTACCTACTGGAGGTAGTATTCGTTCACCCCCCGTCATAAAATGTCTGAACTAGAAAAACTACCTGCCGTCGTTTACCCCGACGGGTCTGTTACGGGCAGTTTTGGGGCAGACACCGTTCTTCCTGAAAGCCCTGAAGTTCTCCATCGCCCCCATGCGTTTGCTTTAATACATGGGAAAAGAGGAGCCAAGGTCGCCTACGGGGAGCTTCACTACTCTGTCAATTCGTTCAAATTAAAATTTGAAACGAGCGCCATTTCAGTAGCGGACCATCCAGACCACGCCCACGAACACGACCATACCCATACTACGACATCTATAAGTGACGCGACCACTAATGCTGCCGACGGGTCTTTTAGCGGTTATGGTGAGACATCATCACAAAGCACTTCAACTTCAGGTATCCAAAGTGGTAGTGGTTATGGTGACCATACCCATAGCATAACACACACCCACGAGGTAGAAATAAGGCACACCCACGAACACCCACACACTCACGCCACAGGCTCGCCTAACGAAGCTACGACATCAGGGGTTAAAGACACCGATGGCAGCACCTACGGAAGTGGTTCTTTATCACACACCGTATCTGGGCAGATTACTTATTGTAGTGGAGCCTCCCAAGAAAGCCTCGGTAATATTACTCAAAAAGTTCCTAATTATCCCAGAGAAGATGGGGATTTAATGGTCGCTAACATTAACGATGTTAAATACCACGAACTTGAAGAGTATGGGGATGTTTACTTGTGTTGGAAAGTTGATCTTGAAAATGTGGGCAACGAGGTAACAAAATGCTGGGTCCAAGTTGGAGAACCTGATGGAGACCCCGTTATTGCTCTAGGCATGGGCAATTCAACGACCAACCGCAGAAACGACAATGCCCCGCACACAGCTACGGGACAGCCAGAGGGGGAGGAAGCCGGAGTCTATAACGTAAAACTAGGGACCGTCATAAAGGGTGATCCTGTTAGACAATACGTGTCTAGCGACGTAGTTTGGCAACCCACTGTATTGGATCGGGAAAAGGTATAGTGTTAATATTTTTTCTACTTAACGTGCCGCCCACCCACCCCGAATCTTGACCCTTAACACGAATATTGTTACTGTGGATTATGGCCACATTGACGGTTCAAGGCGTTGAGGATGCGCTGTTAGATATATGCGGGTCCAAGGGGGCCAACTCCACTCAGTTCCGAAAAGAACTGAATCTGGCCCTGCCTAGACTCTATAATATGGGTATGTGGCGCGACCTCGTTTTTGAGGATGTTGTCACTACGGACGCCAGCACATTCACTATCCCCGACAACTCCGAGTCAATTATTTCTGCTATTGTTGACGTTGATGGGTCCACCACTGATTACTCGTTCCCAAAGAATGTCCGAAGTCAATTCCATGACTACCGCTTGTTTGGTCGGGATGATGGGGCTGGGGAGCATACACTATCCGCTATGGGAATTGTAGACGACGGCTACTCAGCCACCGTCGAGGAGCCTGTGGATGGTAAGACTTATTCCTTAAAGCTGCAACCGATCAGCCCCGCCACAACGATCCCCGCATCAGGAAAAGTCCATGTAACTTTTTCTGATGGGACGGGCATTTCCTCACCAACCGCAGATCATTCAGTATCTATGGGAGGTCGGTTTAATTGTGGGGGACAGGCCAGCCTTACAACCAGCACTACGAGCATTACCAGCATCAGTGAGATTCGTGTAGGAACTGATGAACTGTCTGCTCCTGTTAAGCTAACTTGGGAAGAAGAAGGGTCTTCGACTTCGCTCGTAGCGGCTAACGACCTCCAACAAGCCAACCAAGTAACCCGCTACCGCCGCTACCGCATCGACAACCGAAACGAAAAAACGATGTCGATTCGCCTTCTGTTAAAGCGCAAGTTCCAGAAACTTCTTAGCAGCACAGACGTTGTCTATGTCTCAAGTCTCAACGCGATCAAGCACGCGCTTCTCGGTTCCATCGCTGAAGATAACGCTGACGTTGAGCGGGCCAACTACCATTGGGCTGTGTGTCGCGCTTTGCTCGACGAGGAACTGGATGCCCACCGTGGAGCAGCCAAGCCCGCAGTAAATTTCTCTCCCGCCGGAGCAGGCGGAAGCACAATCAACATAATGTAACCCCCACCATGATCCAATACATCACAGAAAACGCAGAGCAACTCTTGCAAATCGCCGCCAGCGTTATCGCGGTAGCTTCACTCGTTGCCACCATGACTCCTAACGAATCGGACAACAAATGGGTGCAGCGCATCTCAGGAGTTATTTCGTGGCTCGCCCTCAACGTGGGCAAAGCTAAGAGTAAGTGAAGACATTCTTTCAACTATTAACCGCTGCTCTACAGGCTTATGTCGAACATATCAGGTGGCAAAGAGACAGGTATATCGACGGGCTGGAAGATCGTCTTGATGCACTGGCCGCTGATGGCGATCCCGCTAGCAAGCTGCGGATGGAACGAGTTGCCAAACGCCTCAAGCGCGAACGCGAGCGCACTCTACGACCCTCCGACAGTAACTCTGATTGAAGGGCAGTCTTACCAGTTCAAGGAAGGCGTTCTTGTTGGGCGTAAAGACCATAAATTCCACAGCGACTACTCATATCGCCGTGCTGTGATTATTGGGGGAAAGTAAATGGACACGAAGTTTTTAGTATCCCTCGGCGTCGGCCTTGCTGTTCAAGCGGCGGGCATCGTCTGGTGGGCGAGTGACTTGCAGAGCAAGGTGGCCCATAACGACTTCCAGATCCAGATGTTGGCGAAGGATGTCGAGAAACATGCAATTTTCGTTCGTGATTGGCCTGCCGGAAAATGGGGAAGTGGGTCTTTGCCAGACGATGTGAGGCAAAATCTTAAAATCGGAGAGCTAGAGCAGGAGGTCGATCAGCTTATGAACAAGCTCTACAACCGTGACCCCCTGAGAAACCTGAACAATGATTAACTATTCCAAGGTTGTTGATTCTTTAGTTGGCATGGCGGCCCCGATGTTGGGACTTGTTACCAGTATGCAGGAGCAATTTGAATACTGGCTAAGGGTCGGATCGCTTATTGTTGGGATCGCCGTTGGCCTTGTATCCCTCTACCGCGTAATTAAAAAATGAAAGTTGGACTGGCAGTCGGGCATTCCCGTTTAGGAGACCAAGGAGCCTACACAACGGGCAGCTACATTCTTTCTGAGTGGGATTTCAACCGTGATATCGTTCGGCGTATTTCCAGCGTGTTGTCTGTTGATTACAAAATCTATGACCAATACCCCGCTAAAAGCTACATAGGCGGAATCAACTACCTTGCCCGTAATCTGGTCGAAGACGACATCGATGCGGTGATTGAGTTGCATTTTAATTCCGCTGGTCCGTCAGCCTCTGGGCACGAATGGTTGTATTGGCACACAAGCGAGGGTGGTAAGAAGTTCGCCAGTATATTGAGCGATGAAATGTCCGCGTCCTTCCCTGACATGAAAGCCAGAGGAGCGAAGCCAAGGACACGAAATCAACGTGGCTCCTACCTGTTGCGGAAAGTGCGCCCCGTAGCTGTGATTGCGGAACCATTTTTTGGGAGCAACGAGGAAGAGTGGGACAATATTAACCATAATCGCGGGGCTTTGGTTGGGGTCTACGCCCGTGCGATTGAAAAGTTTGCCGAAGGATGAGCGTCCCCAAGAGCATAACAATGGGTGGGGTTCGGGTCCGAATCCGCTTCAGAGATCTAGGAGACGACGACTGTTACGGGGTGTATTCCCACCGCCGCAAACTAATTGAGATAGACAAAACCCTCAAAGGGAAAGACCTAATCGAGACGATTCGCCATGAGATGGTTCACGCGGCGTTAGGCATTTCCGGTCTCGCTTACTGCGAAACATACGAAGAGGAGGCCCTCGTTCGTTGTATTGACGAAATATTTTTCCCAGCGTGGGAGCGGTTTACGAAAAGATTCCAAGCTAATGCCAAAAAAGAAATCCAAAGTTAACGAAGCGGGTAATTACACAAAGCCAACTATGCGTAAGCGGCTCTTTGAACGGATTAAAGCCGGATCAAAAGGAGGCCGCAGCGGTCAGTGGTCTGCTCGCAAAGCACAAATGCTCGCCCGTGAATACAAAGCTAAGGGAGGAGGATACCGATAATGGCCTTGAAGAAGTCGCAGAAGTCCTTGAAGAAGTGGACAAAAGAAGATTGGGGAACCAGCTCCGGTAAGAAGTCTTCCGAAACGGGGGAGCGTTACTTGCCCCGAGCGGCTAGGAAAATGTTGTCTCCCGCGCAAAAAGCAGCGGGTAACCGCAAAAAACGTGCGGCTACGGCAAAGGGAAAACAGCGAGCCAAATACACAGATGCAGAACGACGAGCTTTTTTGAGAGCCTCAAAACGATAATCAACATGAAGAAAAAAGATTTCAAACCACACAACATGTATCACCCGAAGACGGGTAAAGCTGTAGCCGCTAAAACCTACGAGCAACATCTCGCGCTCAAGAAAAAAGGTTATGGGCATTCGGCCCCGAAGAAAAAAGCAGCTAAAAAGAAAACCACCAAGAAAGACGAGTCTTTTACGGAGGCAGTAGAAAGGCGGATGGGAAGTGGCTACTAAGCGATTCAAACGCCTGCCTTCGGGTAGAATACAATATCACGGCGAAACCTTTGCTGGTTTCAACAAACCGAAACGCGCCCCTAAAGGAAGCAAGAAAAAGTTTGTGGTCCTCGGCAAGCAAGGCGACAAAGTTAAAAAGGTATCATACGGGCATCGCGACTATTCTGATTTCCGCAAGCACAAGAACCCCAAGAGACGCGCTAATTTCCGCGCTCGTCATAATTGCAAAACCGCCAAAGATAAAACTACAGCTAGGTATTGGGCGTGTAAGCATCTTTGGTAATGAAGAAAAAACTGCCGCGCCAGTTTTCAAAAGACAAACGCGGCAAGCTCATAAAGTTCACCCCGAACTCCGAAAATGTAAAACAGGCTTTCGAGAGGAGCCAGAATCTTGGCGTGCTCCCCAATTCGTTTACCCGTGGTGCGGGCCGGATGACTGGGTTCCTTGGTGAAATTGGTTTTGAACTTCTTTTTCCTGATGCCAAATACGTCGGCAACTACAGCCTGACCCACGATTATTTATTGGGAAATAGAAAAATCGACGTAAAGTCGAAGACATGCCATGACAAACCGAGGCCCCATTACACTGCGTCTGTTGTGTGCGGGGAAGGCAAACCGCTGAAAGCAAGCCATTACTTTTTTGTGCGTGTTCGTAAAGACCTAACCCGCGCTTGGATGTTGGGGTGGATAACCAAGAACCGCTTGCTGGAGCAAGGCGAGTTCAAGCGCAAGGGAGAAGAAGATGACTACGGCTTTGCTTACAAAGTGTCGGGGTATCACATCCCTATCTCTAGCTTGCGGTCCCCCTCCTCGTTATGAAGTAACAACTGTGGCGGGCGTGATGTCGTATTTCTCCTCCACGCTTATAGTCCACACTTTGCCGCCCCCGTGTCCCACCGATTTGACCGGACGGACGTTGGTATTTGCCTTACCCGCTTCTTCAAGAGCAGACATTCCGCGACGAACAAACTCAAGGTTATTTGACATACCCACATTACGCCCGTTGTTGAAGTCGTGGAGAGTCACTTGGAACTCAGTTAAGGTTCCTTCCCAGCTCTTCATTGCATCGTTCATCCCCCTGCACTTCTTGGCAAAAAATTCTACCAGCTCTGCAACTGCCGAGCGCGATGAATTGTCGTAAGCCGCAGACGCTACCGAGATGTCTATAAAGCTGACCACCCCGAATCGGCCATATGACTCGATCTCCTGTGGAACGGTCCAGTCCAGAAGCCATTTGGCGAAGTAAGGGAGTTCTGACTTAATAGTCGCTTCCAGCATTTTATTGGGGGGAAAGTTACTTGTAGCCAAGTCACTTACTTTTAAAGCCATTAGTTTGTCGCGGTTACTACTGTCGAGAGCAGGGATCACAGAAAGACTGTTAGCATCCATATTCAGGGACATGATTACGCGCCCTGCCCACGGGATCGAGATGGCGTCTGCGTATTTAGCCATGTATTCAATCCTCGGGTTAGCAACGGCTCGCTTGATTAGCTCGGTTGCTTTTCTTTGATCCTGAAAGGAACTCGCACTTGTCGTGTCATCAATAACCCATGCCGCCACGCGCCCCAAATCTTTGTTGAACTTGGTGTGGCCCGACAAGTAATCGGAAGCATCGGAGAACCCACCGACTAGTCCCGAGATAACTCTGTTAGATAGCAGACTCTTTCCTTTGTTAGTTGGCCCGACAAGAATCAACGCTTGCCCCTGCCGTGTCTCCCGCTCAAAGACTGCTTCGTAGAATCTCTTCATCCATGCGAAGAAGTATTCCACGGTGGGGCGGGATGTGGAGTTTTCAAATAGCTGGGAGAGCCATGCGTGTAGGAACGGCCAGTTCTTTGGGTCACCGTCATCCGCAGGCTCCACTGGCTCCACAGTTGCCGTGTTAAGAATGCGGTTGCCACTTTCTTCGACCACTCGATCCTTTGAGAAGACTACCGGAGCGATTTCCGTGATCCTGTTTTGGTTGCTGATAACGAGTATTGCAGCCTCTACTTCTGATAAAGGCTTACCCTTTTTCTGTTTCGGACAGAACCCCATTTGTCTGAGTTCAAGCACCAGTTGGTCCCTTGGTATTTCAACCGCGATTTCGTTCAGCAACTTAAAGAACCTTTTCCCGTTAAACCAATATTCATCTAACAGACAACCCAGTTTCTTTTGTTCGTAGTCTTCGACAAAAGACGGCCCGAAAATGTCTCTCCAAGACATAAACCCTCTACCAGCTCTATCTGAATAACAGATTATCCCGTCCTCAGTTACCTGACAGCCTTCTCTGTCAATTCCGTCATCAATCCAAAACAAAGGCCCCCTGCTGCCTATTTCAAATGCGCCTGCCCACCTATGGCCATAGTCCGATTTAACTTTCTCCCCCACTACATCAATAGGGATTGCAGTATCCCCCGACTGGGGTGGGTTGGATTCCGCCGCTTTAAGTAATGCCGTGTGGAAAGTAGCTTTCGGGAGGGGCGGCCCCATTTTTTTCCAGTTGGACCCTAACTCAAAGTATTGTGATGGGTTTAAAGAAGTCTCGTCGAAGCCTGCAAAAATTTTGTTTAGCTTCAGTATCTTCTTCATCTCCTTGGCAAACGCCGAAAACATATCGGGAGAAATCGGAACCCCTTGCTCAAACTCCCAGACCAGTCGGATATACCCGCTGTGTGTTTTAGTTTGCCATGTTGGGAGACTGTTAGCGCATATAGTTTGAATCTTTCCGTCTACTAAACTCCAGTTAACGGGAGCGTCGTAGTCAGCAACAATACCATAAACCTTGTTGAGTGGGTTATCAGTAGACACCCGTTTCGATGGGGCGCGTCCTTCTACTGTTGAGTAAAATACGTGTTTAGTTTTGGCGTCAGCACACCATGCACGATACTCTGCTTTCGTAGAAAACTTAGGGATAGACGGGGTTAACTTCGACAAGTCGGCTGACTTCCTTGCCGTAGAGCTTCGTAGATTTTCAATATATCGGTAGGTCACTTTGTGTATCGCGTTAGAATTGACCCCTCGGCGTCAAGGGGGATGTCGGGTATCCATTCCGGTGGGGTAGACATTATTTTAATTATGTCTTCAAGATCCTCGTCTGCCGTATCGGCATCTGCCTCAACAACAATTTCGTCATGGACATGCATAATGACGTTATGGCCCGCCGCGTTAATCCTGACAAGCATGTCCGAAAAAATATCTCTGGCCAGAGCTTGTGAAGCGTTCTCGGCAATAAACCCACCCCACAATTTAACGGGCACCATTTTAACCCCTTTAGGAAAATACGATGTGTATTCAAGTCTGCCTTTTGAAACCTTAGTCGCAGTTATCAATCCATAGTCGAGGGTTCGTCCGCTTGGTAAGTCCACTGTAAACGCAGTAGGTATTTTATCAGATAAGTTGTAGGCCCCTACGATGTCCTCATTGTAATCTCTCCACAACCGCGTAACGCTTTGCATTGAGTCGCGATACATATCCACGGCTGTGTTAGCTTCGCGTT